CTCTTATTGCAGCTTATGAGTTTATTAAGTTTAAAGGTAAAGAATTTCTAAAGAACATTGAAAGTTCTGATGTAATTATTTTACTAGGATCTATACCAACATGTTACTTGATATATAAATTTTTCTTTGCTAAAAGGAAAATGCGTATTTCTCCCCAGTCTGGTGCTACTGCATCTAGAGGGAATACTAAACCTGTTGTAAAATCTAGAACAGTTAAGGAACTTAAGGCCCGCTTTGCTTCAGCAAAGCCGCAAGGTAGAGATCTGAATGGTGATGATATCGCCAATAATATCTATAAGCATAATGTTTGGTCTATTAGGTACAGCCCTAATGGCGATTCATTTTTGCATGCTGGATATTTAGTTGGTCTTAAAGGTCGTATAGCTATATTGCCAAAACATTTCATAGCATCATGGACCCATGAATCTAAGAAGGATATATTCTATCCGGAAATAGAGTTAAGGTTGTTTTGTGGAGATATTCACAAAGCTTCTATCAAGATGGGAGAAATGATGGAATGTGTGTACGATATCAATGTAGATAATTGTGATTTGGCTTTTGTCAAGTTCCCTAAAGGTTTTCCGATGTTTAAAGATATTTCTGACAAGTTTGTTGCAGAGAGAGATTTATCTTTGTTGACAAATTCTTTTACATCGATGATGTCAAGTCCTCATCGACAAACAAGTATTATAAGTACTAATAGTGTTGCGAATAAAATCAATGTGATTTACAACGTGCATGAAGAAGAGTACTTCTTAACTAGAACAATTAAGTACCAAGGTCTAACCGAAGAAGGTGACTGTGGTGCTCCATTAATTGCTCGCGTTGAGCGTCTTGGAAGTCGAAGAATATTGGGTATACACGTTTCGGCGTTGGATCTAGAAGGAATTGGCTTTTGTACTATAGTAACCCAAGAAATTATAGCATTATGCACGGATTTAATCCAGGAAACTTCAGACACTACTATTTTTACTACTCCTCAAAATATGGAGATAGCAATTGAGAGAACATTTGAAGTTATGGGTGGAGATCCAGAAGGTAGAGTTAACAATACTGGGAATTGGTCAGAGATTAGGAAATCTCCTTTACACTCTCATCATGAGTATAACATACCCTTAACTGCTCCCGCTTTATTACGTACAATCATGAGGAATGAGGTTGAAATAAACCCGTATCATGTTATGTTAGAGAAGTATAAGTGTGAGCCTGTAGTTGTAGATAGAGATACTTTACTGAGATCTGTTG